CTCCAAGATGTATGCAGAAACAGGTGAACTAACACCTGAAGTACTAGAAGAGTTTAACTCTATGTCTAGTGCTGACCTAGTTAATGCTTACATGGAGATGCAAGGTAACTTACCTGCAGCACCATCAGCAGACTTATCAGAATCTGAAGTTAATCAGATCAAAAATAATGCAGGTGGTGAAGAAGGTTATCAACAACTAATGGCGTGGTCTGGAGAAAATCTAGATCCGTCTGACGTTGAAGCCTTTGACCAACTTGTAGATAGTGGTAATGCACGTCTTATCAAGTTGGCCGTCTCTGGTCTTAAAGCAGAGATGGAAAAGTCTGTAGGTTTTGATGGTGAAATGGCTACTGGTCGTTCACCTAATCAACCTGCAGATGTATTCCGTAGTCAGGCAGAAGTTGTAGAAGCTATGTCTGATCCACGTTATGACAGAGATCCTGCTTATCGACAGGATATATTTGAAAAACTCGATCGTTCTAACATTAACTATTAATCGTGAAAACTATTATTACTACTGGTATCCTCCTTTCCCTTGCTACTCCTGCAGTAGCTGGACCTTTTGCAAACATTGAAAACAATGCCTCTTGGCTTGATTCGGAATTTGGTTCTGGCGCGACTGAAGTTCACGTTGGCTATGCTTTTGACAATGGTATCTACGTACAAGGTGGTCCCGCTTATATCTCTGTAGATGGAGAAGAAAACTCTACTGAGTATTCAGGTAAAGTAGGCTTCGGTACTGATCTTTCTGAAGACCTTAACCTGTATGGTGAAGTGTCTTTCGTCACTGAAGACAAAGAGTTTGAAGCTGAAAAATTGAATGTTGGTACTAAAGTAGGTATTACCTATAGCTTCTAATGGCTAAAAATGTAAGCCTAAAGATGGGCACTCACAAGTCACGGTCTGGAGGGCTTACAGCTAAAGGCCGTGCTAAGTACAACAAAGCTACAGGATCTAATTTAAAGGCACCACAGCCTGGCGGAGGAGCACGTAAGAAGTCCTTCTGTGCACGGATGGGTGGTGTTAAAGGACCAATGAAAAAGAATGGGAAGCCTACCCGAAAGGCACTTGCTCTACGTAAATGGAAATGTTAATTATGGCAGCTAAAAAAGGACTCTATGCAAATATCCACGCCAAGCGTAAGCGTATTGCTTCTGGCAGTGGAGAGAAGATGAGATCACCTGGTTCTAAGGGTGCTCCTACAGCTAAGAACTTCCAGCGTTCAGCTAAAACAGCTAAGAAAAAGTAATCACAGTGTGGTGGGTGGGACGGTTCAACACTGAAATTAATTATGGTCGCAACAACAACAACAATTACACAACAGAAATCCTCATGGGATTACTTCTGTGAGTGGGTGACGTCCACAAATAATCGTCTATATGTAGGGTGGTTTGGTGTCCTGATGGTGCCATGTCTACTCGCAGCTACAACCTGTTTTATTATCGCTTTTATCGCAGCACCACCTGTTGACATTGATGGAATTAGAGAACCAGTCGCCGGAAGCCTCCTCTACGGAAATAACATTATCTCCGGAGCAGTCGTGCCCTCAAGTAACGCAATCGGACTCCACTTGTATCCCATCTGGGAAGCAGCCTCTCTTGATGAATGGCTCTACAACGGAGGACCTTTCCAACTTGTCGTCTTCCATTTCCTCATTGGTATCTGGTCTTACATGGGACGCGAATGGGAACTTAGTTATCGATTAGGAATGAGACCATGGATTTTCGTAGCTTACTCCGCGCCTGTAGCAGCAGCTACGGCAGTTTTCTTGGTTTATCCTTTTGGACAGGGCTCCTTCTCGGATGCTATGCCTCTTGGTATTTCTGGAACCTTTAATTATATGTTTGTGTTCCAAGCTGAGCACAACATCCTGATGCATCCCTTCCACATGATGGGTGTAGCAGGTGTTTTCGGTGGCTCATTGTTCAGTGCTATGCACGGTTCATTGGTTACCTCATCTTTGGTGCGTGAAACTACAGAATTTGAATCACATAACAATGGCTACAAGTTCGGACAAGAAGAAGAGACCTACAACATCGTTGCCGC